TCAAACTTCCTCTCTGAAGCTGCTCCAACCAACAACACCGCTGGTGCTGCAAACTGGGATCCGATTATGATCTCACTAGTTCGCCGTGCTATGCCCAACCTTATCGCTTATGATATCGCTGGTGTTCAACCAATGACTGGCCCAACTGGTTTAATCTTTGCAATGCGCTCGCGTTACAAGACTAACTCTGGTACTGAGAACCAGTATGCTGAAGCTGAATCTGCATTCTCTGCAAACGATGCTGATTCTAACATCCCAGGCAGTGCTGGTACTTCATCTAACAGTGAAACTAACCCAGCCGTTCTTAACGATGGTTCGCCAGGCGCATATACTGCTGATGGCGGTTCTACTCTTGCCTTCGGTGAAGCATTAGGTGATGCAACAAACAACGCTTTCGCTGAGATGTCTTTCTCAATCGAAAAGCAAACTGTTACTGCAAAGTCTCGCGCTCTTAAAGCAGAGTACACAATGGAACTTGCACAAGACCTTAAAGCGATTCATGGTTTGGACGCTGAGACAGAACTTGCAAACATCCTTTCTGCTGAAATCTTAAACGAAATCAACCGCGAAGTTGTTCGTACAGTCTATGTAACTGCTAAGCCAGGCGCACAGGTTGATACTGCTACTTCTGGTGTCTTCGATATGGACGTTGATTCTAACGGCCGTTGGAGTGTTGAGAAGTTTAAGGGACTTATGTTCCAAGTAGAACGTGAAGCTAACGTAATCGCACAACAAACTCGTAGAGGAAAGGGTAACATGATTATCTGTTCTTCTGATGTTGCATCTGCATTGCAGATGGCTGGACAGTTGGACTATGCTCCTGCCCTTGCCAACAACTTGAATGTTGATGATTCTGGTAACACATTTGCTGGTGTTCTTAACGGACGCTTCAAAGTGTATATCGATCCATACTCTGCTAATGGTGCTGCAAAGCAGTTCTTCGCAGTTGGTTATAAAGGTACTTCACCTTATGACGCTGGTTTATTCTACTGCCCATACGTTCCTCTTCAGATGGTTCGTGCAGTTGGTGAGTCTAACTTCCAACCAAAAATCGGTTTCAAGACCCGTTATGGTATGGTTGCTAACCCATTCGCTGGTGGTTCTACTGTTCGTGCAGGTGTTTTAACTGCTAACGACAACGTATACTACCGCCGTGTGCAGGTAACTAACATTATGTAAACTTCGGTTTATGTAGTTATTAAGGGAGAACTTCGGTTCTCCTTTTTTTTGTCTTATAAATAGTTGTATGAAAGATAAGGAAAACGATAATGGCAACTATTAAGAAAAATCCATTAGATAGACAACCCGATAACTATGACATGGCTCGTCCAACACAGTTCATGTTCTCTATCTTAAAGATACCTAACACACAGTACTTCATCACAGAAGCAAACTTGCCTGGCATTGCATTTTCTGGTGACGCAGTATTAAACAGTAGATTCACTTCACTACCTATGATGGGTGATACTATTAACTATGAACCACTTGAGTTATCATTTAACGTACAAGAGAACTTAGCTAACTGGCGTGAAATACACGATTGGATGGTAGGTATTGGTTTCCCAGAAAGTACTGACCAGTTCGATCAAGCAATTATAGACGCATCAACACTAAGAACTACTGTACCATCTAATAACACAGTAAGTTTGGCATCATTAGCAAGTGACGCAACTCTAACCATTATGACTAACAAGAACAACCCTGTCATAAGGATTACTTTCAAGAATGCATATCCAACCTCTCTTGCTGGTATGAATTTTGACACTAAAGACACGGACGCACCAACTTTGACTAGCACAATGACTATGAATTATGATACATATTCAGTGGAAGTTTTGTAAACTCAAAGTATTTAATCATTATAAATAAGATAGTGAACAGGGGATTTCGACTTAGACACCCGTAGTTGCTTCTCTGAGAAGAGAATATTTAGAACAGTAAGTTCGATTGACCCTGTTCACACTTTATAACATGGAAATATTATGACATTAGATGAATTGCAGGCATCAGCCGCACACGACTTGAAGATGGACAACTTAGAACTTGGTGATGAGTCTCTAAAGTCTGCATCCCTTCACCAAAAATACCTCACCATATACAACAACTTCAGACAACTCGTTCTCTTAAAACAGGGTGAATATCATGTACTCTATCGAAATAAATGGGAGTACTATGGTGGTAAGTCCGATGCATCAGTTTATCGTGACAAACCATTCGATCATAAAATCCTTAAAGCAGACTTGCACATATATCTAGAGTCTGATGCTGACCTTATAAAAGCAAAACAAAAGGTTGAGTATTTCAAATTATGCCAAGACACTTGTGAACGGATTCTAAAGCAAGTTGGTACTCGTAACTGGGAAATTAAAAACGCAATTGAATGGCGTAAATTCGTAGATGGTATTGTATAGGTGACAAAAGTTACAAAGAAGGATGAGGTGTACTTAGAAGTATCTGCCGAACCCTCCACTGCTCGTTCGTTATCAGACCATTTCACATTCGAAGTGCCAGGCGCAAAGTTTATGCCTGCATATCGCAATCGAATATGGGATGGGAAAATAAGATTGTATTCTCCACAGACAGGAGAGTTATACCTTGGACTTCTATCATACTTAGAAAAGTGGTTAGAAGATTGGGAAGAACCCTATGAAATTAGTGAGGAACTAAAAGATGAAAAACAACTGGATAGAGAGATACTCAATGGGTTCATCACTGGACTTAAGCTTAAAGCTAGAGGAAAGTCTATTATGCCACGCGACTACCAAGTGGATGCCGTGGATTTTGCAATTAGAAAGCATCGTGCTTTGTTGCTTAGTCCTACTGCTTCGGGCAAGTCACTCATAATCTACATTCTTGTCAGGTACTATAAGTTACTGATGAGAGAACAACCACAAGACAAGACACTAATACTTGTTCCCACAACATCACTAGTCGAACAGATGTACTCAGACTTTGTTGATTATGGGTGGAATGAAAGTAACATGCAAAGAGTGTACAGTGGACATGACAGAGAGGTTACACATCCAGTAGTTATCTCTACATGGCAATCTCTGTACAAGATGCCCAAGTCATACTTTGATAGTTTTGGTTTGGTTATTGGAGATGAAGCCCATCTATTTAAGGCGAAGTCTTTGACTTCTATCTTGACTAAACTGGATAAGTGTAAGTATCGTTTTGGTTTGACAGGTACACTTGATGGTATGCAAACACATCGTTTAGTTCTGGAGGGGTTGTTTGGTTCTCTAAAGAAGGTTATAACCACAAAGAAGTTGATTGATTCAAAGACACTTGCATCATTTAAGATCAAAGCTTTGGTTCTGACTTACTCAGATGAAGAGTGTAAGGTTGTCAAGGGTATGAACTACCAAGACGAAATGGACTACATCGTGACACACAAAAAACGAAATAAGTTCATAAAAGACTTGACACTGAACCTAAAAGGTAATACACTGGTACTCTTCCAGTTTGTAGAGAAACATGGACATGTCTTACATGAGATGATTTCTTCAGACACTACTAGAAAGGTATTCTATGTTTATGGTGGAACAGATACTAAGACAAGAGAGGATATACGAGCTATCACTGAGAACGAAAAGGATGCTATCATTGTTGCATCTTATGGTACTTTCTCTACTGGTATTAACATTCGTAATCTACACAACATAATCTTCTCTAGTCCTAGTAAATCTAGAGTTCGTACTTTACAGAGTATTGGTAGGGGATTGCGTAAGAGTGAGACTAAGGATAGTGCTACTCTTTTTGATATTGCAGATGACTTCTCATACAAGTCCAAACGTAACTTTACAATAAACCATTTTCAAGAACGTATAAATATATATGCAGAGGAAGAGTTTGACTACGAAATTACAAGGATTAAAGTAAAATGATTACAGATAATATAATTTTAAAGTTAAATAGTGGCGAAGAGGTAGTATGTAAGATTACAGATAGTAGTGATTCTGGGACATATACAATTGAGAATCCATTACTACTTAATTCTACGCCTAGAGTTACACGCAATGGTGTGGAAGAATCTGTTTCATTTAGACGATGGATTCACTTCTCTGAGGCTTCTGTCTTTGAGATTAGTAGAAATAATGTTATGTTGAAGACTGATGCGTCAGTTGGATTATCTAAGTTCTACGAGGTTTGTGTCCTACAGTTGAATAACAATTTCGAAGAGGAAGATGTTTGGATGGAAGCAACTGATGATGAACTAGATGCACTTGAGATAGAAGAGGTTATGGAACAGTTCAGTACTGATATGTCTGATACAATACATTAAATTAAAACTACTTTCTCTTCTAACACAGCTATTATAACAGGGGTTATAGATTCTGTCAACAAGTTTTATGAAATAAAGTTAAATATATTAATCTCTTGACAAACCTGTGTAATTGAAGTATAATATATGAATAGTTGCAACATAAAGGCAACGAAATGTGGAGTTATAATGACTAAAAAGAAAAAGGGTGTTCACTACGTCAACAATGCAGACTTTCTTGCCGCCATGGCAGAGTGGAAGGATAAGTGTAAAGATGCAGATGAACTAGGCGACCCACAACCGCCTGTTACCAACTACATAGGTGAGTGCTTCCTAAAGATTGCGAATCATTTATCCTATCGTCCAAATTTCATTAACTATACCTATAGAGATGAA